CGGTATTCCTCCACCGACTTCATGCCCCCGTCCTCGTCCCAGTAGAAGATGTGGCCCAGGCCCGCGGCCTGCACGTTCTCGGCGACGCCGCGCTTGAACAGGAACGCGTACTCGTCGTCCCAGATGTCGCTGGGGGTGGGGGTCTGACCTTCGGCGGCCGTGTTGCTGTAGGCGTAGGCGACCTCGATGGGGTTCTGCAGGCCCACGATGCGGGCCATTTCGGTGCGGGCGCCGAGATCATCAGGGCTGGGGATGTTGGCCTGCATCACGTACTGCACGGCCCCCCGGATGCCCGTGTTCACCCACATGTCCCGCCAGGTGTTGAACGCCACCTGCAGCGTGTCGGGCACGAGGCCGCAGCGGGCCCGCACGCCGGCGATGCCGTCGTTGATGTCGCCCAGGATGTCCGCGGTCGAGGTGTCCCACTCCACCGACACGCTCTTGCCGGTGTTGCCCGAGAGGGGGTAGGTCGTGGTGTTGTGCACCAGCGTCATCACCCGCTTTTCCTGCATCAGGTCGACGATGGTGTTGCCGCGCCCGGCGAGCACGGCCTGGTAGTCGAAGTAGTTGGCGTAGTTGCGGGCCTCGCCGTCGTCACTCACCTCTTCCCAGCCGTACTCGTCGCAGGCGTAGGAGAGAGATTCGAACGTCCAGTCACCGCGGGCGTAGCCCGTCTTGGGCGAACGCTTGATGCTTGCGGGCAGCGTGATCATCGCCTCGAGCGGGATCACACCGAATGACCCCGTCTTGAGCGGGGTCTTCATCGGCGGCAGGATCGACGCCGCGATCAGGTTCTGCTGCCTGGGTGCTTCTTCGAGCGACCCGTAGAGGTCGCCGCGGGGGATCGTGGTTCCGGTTGATTTGTTGGGCATGGCTGTCGTTCCTGTGGCGCGTCCTTACGGCGCCGGTGTGTGCGTGCAGAGAGACATCGCGGCAGGCGAACGCCTGTCGTGTGCGCGTGGGTGCGTGGTGAACTGCGGACTGGTCGGCCTTCAAAGGGCCGACAACATCAGGGCTCGATGGTCCAGGTGCCCTTCTCGAACAGGGCGTACCAGTCGTTGGCGCTGTTGGCCACGAGCAGGATCGATTCCGCCTCGTCGTCGGCCCAGTAATACTTGCCGTCGGCCTGCTTGGCCCCGGCGGCGTAGATGGCGTCGCTGGCGCCCGGATCGATCTGGATTCTCTGGGCTGCGGACACCACGAAGTAGAAGTGCGTGCCCGCGGCGACGCCCGTGGGCAGGCTCAGCGTGATCGTGCCGCTGGCTCCCAGGTTGCTGAAGACGCACCCGGACTCCGCCTCGACGATCGAGGCGTCCGCCGTCTTGTTGATGACCGGCATCAGGGCGCTGCGCTGCATCATGGCACACTCGATCACGTCCCCGTCGGCCGCGGCGGCTTCCAGGGCGATGCCGCGGGGCATGCCTTCCTGGGTGGCCGAGACCTTGCCGGCGGCGGCGGAGAAGATCTGGGCCCCGCGGGTGATGGCCCCGGCGGCCACGAGCTTGAAGGTGCCGGGCGCGTTCACGAATCGCACACCCACGGGATCACCGCTGGCGGCGTCGCGCACGGCGACTCCGAAGGGCGATGCCCCCACGCCGGTGTGCGCGACGGTGCCGGAACTGTCCAGCGAGACGAGGCGATACATGCTGACGGCTGAGGCGGTTGTGTACGTTCCCGCCTGCTCCTGAATTTCCTTGGCCATGTGTGAGCTCCGTTGAAAGTGAGAAGGGCGGGAAACGGCCCCTCTTGGTGTGAAAACAACAACCCCCCGCCGCTTCGGCGCCGGGTAGGGCGTTCAGTTGGTGTGCCTAACTTCGGTGCGGTTCAGGCAATGGCGGGGCAGAGGTCCGCCATCCACGCCTGGTGCAGTGCGGGATACTTCTTGGCCGCGCGATACTGGGCGACCGGGCGGCTGACCTTGTCCTCTACCTCGATCATCTTGACGGCCGCGGCGTAGTCGGCTGGGCCGCTGCCGCCGTTGTTGGCCCCGGCGGGTTTGCCGCCGGAAGGATCGGGCGTAAACCGAACCGGGTCCGCGCCGCGGTCAAGCTTGGCCTTGAGCTCGTCGCGTTCCTTCACCGCCTGGTCCCGCTGCTCGCGCAGGGTCAGGGCGTAATGGTTCCTGGCCGCGGGCATGCTCATGCCTTCCTCCAGGCACTCGGCCCGGAAGAGGCGGTTGTCATCACCGGGGAACGCGGCCTTGAGCGCCGCGGCCGTGGCCGGTGTCTGCTCCGCCTCCGCCAGGCACTGGGCCTTGTAGGAAGCCAAAAGGTCCGCGTGCTGCGCCTTGAGTTCGTCCAGAGTCATGGTGTGTGCTCCTGGGGCTGTTCGCCCCGTGTTTCTGTTCCGACCCGCCAGTGCGAGCTCGCGCACCCGCGACAACGCGTCGCCCTGCAGGCCAACCGAATCGATCATCCCGACGGCCAGCGCCATGGACGCCGAGAGGCCGCGTCCGTCCATCCAGGGCGCATCGGGGCTGACCTTCCCGCCGCGTCCGTCCGTGATTTCCCGTTTCATGACCAGCCCCAGCGACTGGGTCTCGGCCGTGAGTTGCTCGAGCTGGTCCTGGGTGATCGGCACGCCACGCTCGCCAACACCCTTGTGCTTGCCGCTGGCGATCACCATCCGCCGGATCCCGCTCTTTTCAAACGCCGCGCTGCTGTCCTCTACCACCCGGTAGATTCCCACCGACCCCGTCACCGCGATCGGCGCGGCGTAGATCTCGTTGGCCATCGCCGCGGCCCAGCAGGCGCACGAAGACCCCTGGCTTGGGATGTACGCGATCAGGGGCTTTTGCCCCCGCAGCTCCCGCAGCGCGGCGGTTGCCTCGCACATCCCCGCGATCGCCCCTCCGGGTGAATCGACGTAGAGCAGCACGCCCTTGACCTTGGGATCGGTCGCGAAGGCCCGGGCCCAGTCGCTGATCTGCGTCGTGCTCGTGCCCTGGGGCCCGGAGATGTCCGTCACCAGCGCCGAGTGGTCCGCGATCACGCCCGTCACGGGCAGAATGCCGATGTCGCCCACCACGCTGGGCCCGGTCTCGTGGGGCTCCTGGTTGCCGCCCATCACCACCGGACTCGCGGCCTTGCGGGCCTCGCGCTGCTGGCGACAATCTTCCAGCAGGCTCTTGCTCGCCTTCTCGCCGCTGGCCCAGCGATCAACCACGCCCAGCATCCGCTGCAGCGCCTCGCGCTCCATCGCCCAGCGGGAGTTCAGGATGGACGACACGAGCTTGCTCATGATGCTTCCCCGTTCTCGCTCCCGTCCGCCGCCGCGCCGTCGTCCTGCGGAGGTCCGTTATCCCCTCCAGCATCGCCTCCAGCACCGTCAGCGGCACCATCACCGCCAGCATCGCCGCCCCCAGCGCCAGCAGGATCACCAGGACCACCGCTTGCAGGATCCGCTCCAGGATCCATACCCCCACGACCGCCCCCCCCACCTTCACCCCCACCATCAACCGTTTCAGCTTCCCCGCCCACCACGTCGCCCTGTGCATCGGTGATCACCTCCCCGGTCACCACCGGTCCGCTCTGGGCAACCACGGGGATCCACGGCGCCTGGTAGTCCTTCTCGGGCGTCAGCCCGGTCTGGGCGATCAGGTCTTCCACGTCGGTCGCGTTGTACACGGCCTCGCGAGCCGCGGGCACGCTCAACAGGGCCTTGAGCACCTCGCGCTTGAACGCCACGTCACCCACGCCCGCCGTCAGCGATTGCAGCGAGTCCACGATCGTTCCGGCCTTGGTTCGTTCGATGCCGATCTGCGCGAGCAGCTCCGCCGCGGCCACGTTGCTCAGCGCCCCTTCGCGGGCCTTGCCGAGCACGTCGATCGCCGCCGTGATCTGTGCACCATTGAGCGGTGCCGCCGGCGATCCATCCGCCGCGTTTGCTTCCCCAGGCTTGCCGTTCGCCGCCCCCGGCTTTGCCCCGCCCCCACCTCCCCCACCTCCCCCACCTCCCCCACCTCCCCCACCACCCCCAGCGCCCGCCTTCCCGCCATCGATCAGGCTGCCAGGCACCACCGTCATTGGCAGCCCCAGGGCCCGCTGCATGTCGATCTCCTTGGCCCGCTGCCGCAGGATCGTCTGCGACCGCCCCGTGCCCAACTGCTGCACGGCCTGGTCGTGGGTCTCGAGGTTGCTCGCCAGCATCTTGCCATGGGCATCGGCCTCGGCGCCCTGGTCGAGCACGGGCGCACCCATGAAATACACCTGGCACGCGTCGTAGTCCTCGACGCTCGGGAGCAGGCCCGCGGCGATCTGCCCGCGGATGTACCACTCGCGGATGCGCCGCACCGCGTTGGCGCCCACGTCCTGGGCGAGCTCCAGCCCGCGGTAGCAGACCGCGAGGATGCTCTTCATGTTGCTCCAGCTCGCCCCGCCGGTGTCATAGTGCGTCACGATCACGGGCAGCCCGATGTCCGCGGAGATCATCATGAGCTGCGCGGTCACGTAGTCGCGGAAGTTGGTCGTGGGGAACTCGGGCTTGATCTGCTGGGCCTTCTCCCCGGCCTTGCCGAAGTGGATCATCCCGGGGTAGAGCGCCACCTCGTTGGGCCCGCCGTCGCCGGGGGGCGTTGGCTGGTCGGGGGTCTCGTCGGCCATCAGGGCCTGCATCTCGGCGGGCTTGTCGCTCTCGATCCACAGGCCAAAGAGCGTGGCCATTTCGGCGGCCAGCCCGGTCTTTTCCAGGTAGTTGTCCAGCTGCTCGATCGCGTCCACCGCGGCCTGCAGTCCGGGCTCACCCCGCACCAGCCCGGCCGCGTCATCGATCGGGTTGGGCAGCCAGAGGCACTGATCCGCGGGGATCCGCACGGTGCCGAAAGTGGTGTTGCCCTGCAGCTGGTCCCAGGAGGCCACGTGGAACGCCACGGGCGCCCCGTACACGTCCATCTCGACGCCGTTCCAGAGCTGCTCGTCGTTGCGCCGCCCCTTGGGGTTCCTGATCCGCTCGCTCTCGATAACCTGGATCATCCCGCGGCTGGTGAGCACCAGCAGGATGTCCCCGTCGGTCATCCACGCCCGCCCCACCTGGCGGATGATCTGGGGTAGCGTGTACCGTCCCCGGATGTCGACGTGCCCGTACCGCCAGGGCGCGTGCCCGCCCGCCCAGCCGTCAAAGCGCTGATTGGAGGCGTCGTTAAATTCCTCGCTCGTGCTGGTGGATGTGACGATCGGACCGGATCCCCACATCAGGTCCAGCAGCCGCTTCATGATCGCCCGGCCGGTGGGGTTGCCCCGGGCCACGTGGCGGCAGTCGCGCCGCAGGGCGTCGTGCGTGGTTTCGTCCAGGTGAAAGTTCGCGGATCCGCCGCGGGCCCGCTTGCCGGGCCGAATGCGGGTGCGCGTGGCGTTGGGATAGTCCCCGTAGCCGACGTAGCTCCCCAGCCCACCAGCACTCGCACCACCACGCCCGCCGCTCCAGCGCTTGGCGCTCTTGCCCCCGACCTTGATCATCCGCTCGATCGCCACCCGCCGGGCCTTGGCGGTCGCGATGCGCAGCTCCAACTCCGCACGCTTGGTGCGTTCTTCCAATCTGGTCAGCGCGTGTGACATGCGTGGTGAGCGTCAGTTCGTAATGGGGGATCAGGAACTGCGGTAGAGGCTGTTGCCACCGCTGGTGCGGTTCCCGGGCGCAGCCTCGAGCTCCTGGAGCTTGGTGCACAGGAACTGGTAATGCTGCTCGAGCGTGGAGCGGTCGATCCCCGCTCCGTCCTTGGTGACGTCAGGGCTCGCGAGCTGGGCGCCAACTTCGGCGATGTGCAGCCTGAGCCGCGCCACCTGGGCGGCGACCGTGCTCTGCGAGATCCAATCGTGATACTGCGTCGCCACGTGCGAACTCCCGAGTGATCAGCGTGAACCGGTTGTGCCGGCTTCGTTTCAGGTGGTGCCGGCTTTGGGCGTGCCTTTGGTCAACTTCGCGAGCTGCTCCCGCAGCACCCGCAGCCGGTCCAGGTCGCGGCTGGCGGCCTGCTCGGCCCGCCGGCGTGCGGTGTTGGCGGCCAGGAAGCGTGCGTCGTGGTCCTTGATGGCGGCCTCACGATCGGCGTGCGCCTGGCGGTAGGCCTTGACGGCCGTGTCGAGCACCGCCTGGGGATCGCCCAAGCTCTTGATCTCCGCCTCGATGGTGGCGATCCGCTCGGCCAGTACGGGATCAAGCTCGCCCAGGGCGCGGCTCTTCGCGGGCGCCGCCTTCTTTGCCTCGCTGGTCTGGGTCGGCTTCGAGGCCTGCGGCTTGGCGGGTTCAGACTTCGCGGGCGGCTTGGGCTTTTCCGCCTCGGGCTTGCCGCCCTTCTGTGCCTTGTCGGGCTTGGCCTTCTCGGCCGCCTCGTCGTCCACACCCGCGTCATCGGCCAGGGCATCCTCGATGCCGCCGGCGGTTTCGTCCAGGTCCTCCGCGGGGTTGGTGTCGACGTTGCTCTGGCCGTTCTTCTGGCCATTCTTTTTGGTTTCGCTCATGATCTATTGCTCCTGCGCTGCGCCCGTTCCAGCATCCCGCCGCCGGCACGCCCGGCCAGTCCCCCCACTCCACCCCCCACCGCCCCCACTCCGGCCATCCCTCGCGGCGAGCCCTGGCTCTGCGTTGTTCGTGGTGCGCCCTTGATGCCCCGCGGCGTGTTGCACCGCTGCATCCCCCCCGCCATCGCGATCGCCTCCGCGTAGCACGTGGCGTCAAAGCCGTGGTTGTGCCGGCTGCCCTTCTTGAGTCGCCAGACCTTGCGGGTTTTGCCGTTACGCATCTCGTCGATGCGTTCCTCGCTGGTGAGCTGCTCGAAGTAGTCCCGCGGGGTGTCGATGGGGAAGTGCCACACCGCCGTCTGGTCCAGGTCCTGCGACTCCTCGGCGTCGTCCAGGACTTCAACGCTCTGCCGCGCGCCCGTGCCCAGCCGCCGCAGCACCGCCAGCTTCCACCAGTTGCTGTTGATCGCCAGGATCTTGACCCCCGCCTCGGCCGCGGCCCGCTTGGCCGCGTTCCCCGGCTGGCGGTCGGGGTTCACCATCCTCCACACGTAGGGCCCGTCGATCCGCTGCTGGCGGTCTCCCAGCCCCACGCCGCGGACGCCATAGATCGTCCCCTTGATCCGGTTCCGCTGCGCAATGTACTCGTACACCTCGTCGCTGCGGTCGCCGGTGTCGATCGCCCGCAGGGCGATCGCCTGCTCGCGTCCATCCTGCCGCACCCAGAGCCGGTTGAACAGCACCGCGTCCAGCGGCTCCAGCGACAATCCCTGCGGCTGGCTGGGGCACGCAACCCGCCCGAACCAGATCAGCCAGCGTTCCCGTCCCCCTGGGCCATAGCCCGTGATGGTCACCCACGCGTGCGTGGGCTGCACGTCAACGCCCGCGATCAGCACCATAACACCATCGGGCACCGTGCCCATCAGGTAGCTCTCGCCCTTGGCCTTCTCAGCCTCCACCCTCGCCGCCAGGCTCCGCACGTCCGCCGACGCGCCAGGGGCCTTCCACCCCCGCCCTTCATGGTCGGTCATCCACAGCGGATCGACCTCACCCTTTCGCTCCAGCAGCCCCAGCACGCCTTCCGCGTACGGGTTGTCGAGCAGCCCCGAAATCCATTCAGGGATGTGGTAGCTGCGGTGCTGCCTTGGACCACTGGGAACCGGCCCTGTCAGCGTGCCGGGTGTTTCGATCCACGCCCCGTCCTTGTCCCTGACCAGGTCCGTGACCCCGCATCCAAGCGGGCACCACACTCCCAGGGCGAGCTGCCAGCGGTTGTGTTCTGCCCCGCAGCGGCCCCCGCAGTGCAGGCACTTGATCCACGCCATGGCGGCCGTCTCGGCCTGCCGCGATTGCGGGACGTCGTAGTCCCGCGTGTCGTTGCTCCACTGCTTGTTGCGGTCCAGCCCCGGCCAGCGGAGCCGGTTGCGGGCCCTGGCCTGATACTGCCCGCAGTGGGGGCACGGCACCAGGTACACCCGTTGGTCGCCCTGCTCAAACTCGTGATCGATCCCCTCGCCGGCCAGGCCGGGTTTACCGATCAGCAGCAGCTTGCCATCCGGGAACGTCTTGAGTCGCTGTTTCAGCAGGTGCGCCGTGCCGGGCGGGCAACGGTCCAGTTCGTCTCCCACGACGTACTTGCACGGGAACGACTCGATCTTGTGCTCGCTGCCCGCGTTGCGAAAGAGGATGTCCATCGTGAGCAGCTTGAGCCGGCCGCTCTGCACGTCGTGCTTGCGGCTGGTCAGGTGCCGCGCCGCCTGCGGGTTGGCCTCGAGCTCGGGAATGAAGCGAACGTTGTTCTGATCGCGGCCCGAGGCCTCGTCGGGATAGACGAACATGAGCAGGCCCGGGGCCTGGTCGATCGAGTAGAAGATGCAGCCGTACGCCCCGGCGGTCAGCCCGGTCTGTGATCCCTTCATCGCGGTGATGCGCTGCACATCCGGGTTGCCCCAGTTGTCCATGATCTCCCGCATGTACGGCACGCGGGATGAGACCCACGGGCCCGGGTTCGCCGAAAGCTTGATCGAGAGGTACCGCTCCGCCCACTCGCTCACCGTCATCCGCTCACGCGGTGACAGGTGCTCGGTCACCAATCGCGACAGCCGCGCGTCGCAGGTTGCGTTCATTCACACAACGCCCCAAAGTGATCAGTCCTGCAGCGCCGCCTTGGCCGCGTCCACCATGACCCGCAGCCCGTTCTGCGCTGACTCCTGCAGCAGCCGCCGCAGCTCGCCCACCTGCGGGGCCGTGAGCCCCATCGCCTGCTGCGCCCTGGCGCACACGCCCGAGGGCAGTTGCTCGATCGCCGCCCGCAGCGCCGCCAGCCCCCTGGCCCACGAGGCCTCGACGTCGCCGGAGTTGAGCAGCAGGCCCGATTCTCGTTCCTCTTCACGCAGCGCCCTGCGGAGCTTGATCGCCTCGACGGCCTGGGCGATCCCCGCCCGCGTCAGCTTACCTTCCCTCGCGAGCTCATCCAACCGCGCCGAGGTCGTTGGGATCTCTGGTGGAATCTCCGCAGCCGCCGCGGCCGTTTCTGGTCCACCCCCGCCATCAGCATTCACCGTCGAAGCGCCAGCCTCCGGACGACTTCGCCCGCTGCCTGACTTCTTTCGTCCACCACCACCACCCCCACCACCCCCACCACCGCGAGACCCCTCACGCACGCCGGCGCCGGGCCGCTTGCCCCCGTGCGTCTTCTGGCTGTCCTTGTACGTGGCCAGCCACGCCTCAACCGTCCGCAGCTGGTAGACCGTCGTGCGGCCCCGCCGCGTCCCCTTCAGCCCGGCTTTCGTCCACACCCGCACCGTCTGCGGGGTCACCTTAAGCCGGTGTGCCAGCTGCGCCACGGTCAGCACGGCTGTACCCCGAATCCGGGTTTTACAAATCCGCCTCCACGCGTGAGTGCTTGAACATGACGTCGCCGCGCCGCAGCCCCGCCGCCCGCATCGAGCGCCCCAGCGTCCGCCGGGCCGAAGCTGCGGCCATCCGCAGCGTCGATTCGCGGATACCAGCGCCCCGCGCCACCTGCCTCACCGGCCGCTCGGCCAGGATGACTTCGCAGATTGCCTGGGCACGAGCCGCGTCCCCGCCGGAAACGCCGGCAAAGTAGAGCCGCATCATCGGCGATAGGGTCCGCCACACGCGTGACCGACTCCTCTTCATCTATCCATACCGACGATTGCGCAAAAAACCTGCGCACCAGCGATCCACGGAGTGTATTGGGTGCAGTGATTCCCGGCATGCCACGCATTCACACATTTCTCACGAGGGTCCATTTACCGCCCGTCCAACCCGCGTTTCTCTCGGGATTGGCGCAGAAGTAGCGTCCCGGCCGTGCGCAAAGATTTTTCGGCCATAGTCATCTTCTGCTTCGTGTGCTGCTCCAGCA